TGGAAATTCTTCCTGGTGCAAAAAGAAGACTACGAGAAATTGCGGGGGAATTAAATATAGACGCGGGTGAATTTGCAAAAATGTCAATTCAAGCTGCCGACTTTGATAGGAAGTTGAAACAAATTAAAATGCCGGCTTTAGCAGAGGGTGACGAGGAAACTAAGGAACTTATCGCATCCATGGCTCAACTTGACGCTAGTGGTACCGCAAAAATCATGGTAAAAAATGTTGAAACAGGATTCATGGAAGAAAAGGCAGTTGAGGAACTGACACCTGACGACATTGAAAATTTGAAAAAAGCTAACGAAGAATCTTCAAAATCTATTGAAGAAATTGCAATTAATCAACTTGACGAAACAAAACAAATTAACGCACTTTTACAAAGTGGTCAAATTGCGGCACAATATGGTAAGGCAATTGCACCATCTTTTGATAAATTTGGTGGAGTAATTGCTAAATCAACAAAGTCAGTTGCTGCAAGGTATCGAGAAGAGGTAGGTAATGTTAGAGACATCGCCCTTAAATATCAGTCTGTTGCCGGAAGTTTAGAAGACATAACTGTTGGTACTTTAAAAGGGGGTGTAGAGGGAGATGCACAAGCCGCTGCCGGTTTGAAAAATTTCCAAAGTGCTATAGGAACAGTTTTTGGTGGCTATTTTGATAAAGCTGAATCCTTTCTTTCAAATGCTCTCTCAGATATATCAAGTGCCGTAGGTAACGCCTATATGGGTGAAAAAAAATCGCAAACCGAACCTCAAACTGTAAATCTTAATGTAAAACTTGAAAGTGATGCAAACACAGCAAAAGTGGATGGTGATCAAGTTACAAAGGCTTTGGTTAATAGTATGCAAAACCCTAATACTTCAAATGCAATTCTTAGCGTTCTAAATGGGGGGTCTGCGCCAAGTGCCGTTACAGGTGGTAAAAATACCCCATAATATACTTCTCAAAAAAAGTGAATATTATCTATTTATAGAATAAAATAATATGGCCGAAAGTTTTTTATCGTTTGGTAGTTCAGAGACATTCCGAAAACAACTATTAGTAAGAAACCTTACACCATATAATGTGCCAGGTAGTTACACATCACCCGGTAACCCAATCAACTACGAAACAAATCTTACGGTAAGTAATGTTGTGGACTCACCAAATAACTATGTCTCAACAAATTTATTTGCATCCGACTTATACCCTTTGAATGAATATGGTCCTGAAGGTGGGTTTGGTGACCCAATAGGTGTAAATCTAACACCTGTATTGGAACCTAATCAAGGTCCTTACTATCCTCTTGAAGCCGCTCAAATGGAAGGTTTAGCTCTTGTAAATGAATTCTACATAGAATCCGCTTATGTAACAAATAGATGGGGACCATCAGGAGGTTACAAAGATTTGGTAATAATAACCGACACATTCCTCACTAACCCAATATACCAACCTTTTTGGAACCCTGGATATTACAACTATTCATCATATTCACTTTTCAATATGGTGTTTCAAGACGACCCGATCGGTTCGAATGGATCATTATCGTCAGATAGTTACCTTGCTAAAATTGGTGCGACACAACTTAAATTTGCGTTTGAAGAAAGAGTTGCACAAGAAATCAATCAGGCAACAGTTGGTTCTATCAACTTGGACACTTTATCTGATCCTTTTACCGCTAGTTTATTGGCTTCAGGTCAACAACCTTTCTTTATAAGAGATTGGAAAATTACAGTACCCGAAAATCCATTAGTTAATGCGGTAAATTTAGCAACAAGAATTACAGGAACTTACTTTCCAGTGTCATTTATACCGGGTGACTATTTTAATGAGAATACCCCTTATACAAATCCACAACAACAAAACGGTGCGTTAAATACAATAAACAATTTAACAGGTGGTTTACTTTCCCCTATATTAAATAAAAGTAGAAATCCTTCGGAAATATTTGTTGCAAACACAGGAAATGGAACACGATCAACATTATTTGCGTCTTTAAATTATAACCTGTATCGACCATCATATAACATTGGTTTAATACAAGGTTTATCCGCTTTGGCTAATGCCTTTGTTGACCAAGACAGTCCTGCAACTGGAACTTACTATGTCGGTAGTCCTAATGCCGAACCAAGTCTAATTGACTCGCCGGCAAACCAAGTACCTGTAAATCAGTTTGGTGAACAACAGGCAACTATAGTTTATGGTCCACAAGAACTCGGTATTCTTTACGAAGGAAATGAAGAGTTAATTAAATTCGGATTTAAAGGAAAATCATACACCGATGGTGGTGGTACCGCAGGCCAGTTAGTTTGGACATCTCCAAAGTACAAAGGTAATGCTGGTTTTAGAGCGACTGAGGGAGGGGGAGCTGGAAGTTTGGATAACGAATTTAACCTCATCACAGGAGATTACCTTCAATACGAATCAACAAATATCCCATTCAAACCAGGTTCAATTTTATATAATACTCAAAGGTTAATTGAATCTGCTGATCAAGTACAAGGTGAGGCAAGATTAAAACATGTTGGAACTGCGATCAACCAAGTTTCAAAAGTTTTCAACGATGGTTATAAAGAATTAACCAAAGGATCGAGAGTACTTTCATATGTCAATCAAGCGGACGGTACTCAAGCTGGTTTAGAATACTGTAGAGTTTTCCAAAAAGATACTCCTTATTTTACTTATGCCGACTTACAAAAAGTGGACGGTATAACAAAGGCTGGTAGAGGATTTGATTACTCCATATTTGACAACACATACAATTTAAACATAGCACCATTACGAAATCCAGGATCTACTAATATTGTTGATGGTAAAGTTAAAAAGTACATGTTCTCATTAGAAAATTTGGCATGGAGAACTTCAGATAGACCAGGGTTTACATATGATGATCTACCCGTTTGTGAAAAAGGACCAAATGGTGGTAGGATTATGTGGTTCCCACCTTACAATTTGAAATTCAGTGATGATACAAGACCTGAATTTAATCCAACAACTTTCTTAGGTAGGCCTGAACCAATATATACTTACAAAAATACCTCTAGATCGGGAAGTTTAAGTTGGACTATTATTGTAGATAATCCTGCAATGATGAATACTATTATTGAAAAACAATTGAAAGGTGTCCAAAAAGACAGAATACAAAGTATTGTAGATTCGTTTTATGCCGGTTGTACAAAATATGATTTATATGAATTAGGAATTAAGTTTAATACTATACCGACAAAAGATCTATTTACATATCAACAAATATTAAATAACCCAAGACTTACCGCTGAAGAAACAGTTCAAGTACTACAAAGTATACCTATGGATAGTTCTTCTAGTAATACAGGTAAAGCGGAAGGTGCGGATGGAAATCCAAATCAAACAGGAGACGGGACTCAACAGGCTCAAAATATTGAATATGAAACTGTAGATTTATCAAAATTCGAGGGTACAGGGTTCTACTTCCACAATGATATTCCAAAAGGAAACCCATCACCAGAAGCTGCCAGTCCATTCGACATTTATTATAACGAGTACTTAGGTTTACAAAATGGTGTTTATAAAAATCAAGCGCCTGCAAAAGTACAATCCGGTAGTGATATATTCTCAGGATCTGGAGTACAAAACTTTTTTAATGAAGTTGTTATTGGTAATTTTAATTTTATCAAAACTGACTTCTTGAAACAAATAGAAGAAATTTTGATAAATAAAAATGGTAGTATTGAAATTGAAATGATTGGATCCGCATCTGCAATTGCCTCAGTTTCATACAACCAAAAATTATCAGAAAGAAGAAACAACTCCGTTTTGAAATGGTTCTTACAACAACCACTCTCAGGAGGAACAACTATACAAAAATATTACGATGACAAAAGATTCACTTTGAAGTTGAATCCAAACGGTGAAGAGATTGTAATTGCAAAAACAAGAGCAGCTGCTGCGGCAACGGAAGACCCTACAGATATAAGTGTTAATAATGCTCAAGGGGGTGACATTCTTACCTCTAGTGTAAATTGTAGAAATAATGTTGTCGATTTAGCATATAACCCACCAAAAGTTACCACACAGGCAGAATGGTATAGTGTACCTGCAATGGCTTGTCGAAGAGTTGCAATTTCTAAAATTACCGCTAAAGTTCAAAAAGAACCTGAAAAACCTGTAATTCCACCACCAACTGAGACAAGTACATCAACAAATAATCCACAGGACACATTAACTGGTATCACACAAAGTATTAAACCTGAACCAAAGATCACTATCGAACAAAAAATTAAAGAAGGTATATCGAAAAAAATTCTCAGAAATTTATTTACAGAGTGTGATTATTTCGAAGTAATTAAAGATACAAACCCAATGGTTTATGATACGATTAAGGATAGAATTAAATATTTTAATCCTGCATTTCACTCAATGACACCTGAAGGTTTAAATGCTAGACTTACATTTTTACAACAATGTACAAGACCTGGTCAGACAATTCCGATTATAGGACCTGATGGTAGACCAAAATACAACGATGCGTTGAACACTTCATTTGGTGCACCCCCAATTTTAGTATTGAGGATTGGTGACTTTTACCATACTAAGATTGTTCCAACAAGTGTTGGATTTACATATGAAGGTTTGGATATAAACCCTGAAGGTATTGGGGTACAACCAATGTTAGTTAATGTCACAATGGCGTTTAACATCATCGGAGGTATGGGATTGAAAGAACCCGTACAACAATTACAAAATGCACTTTCATTCAACTATTATGCAAATACTGAAATATATGACGAAAGAGCAGTTGCAACTGAAAGTACGAGTGAGAGAGATAAATATGTTGTTGAAAAAATAACCGGAGGATTACCACCTGTAAGTCAACAACAACAAAACGCAATTAATAGTGTACAACCTCAAAGAGGTGGATCTACTGTTGGTACTGTGGTGGATGGAACTGTTATGGATTATGCAGGACTTTATGGATCACTACAAGAAAAACTCCAAGGTTACTTTAAAACTTACTACGATACCCTTAATAAAACAACAACAGATTATTCTTACGGTGCTACATTAATTTCGATTAGAAAAAATGATTATACTAAAGGAGATATCTCTGAATATACAAGTGAAAAAACTGAAGTAGAAATTTATGGTAAATCGAATAACTACCAAGATTTAATAGATAACTTGATAAAAGAAATTGACAAAGACATTGATCAAAATGACAACCCAATTTTGAAAGCTGCTGTTGATAGATCAGGAGGTATAACAGGAAAACAAAAAAGAGAACTACAAGAAAAATTGAAAGCTCAAACTGCTCTTGGTAAAACCGATATACTTAATACTTTAAACAATAATGCAACCAATATCACTAATGTTCAGAACGAATTAAATTACATATTTAGACAACTTGATGTTGTTGCAGATAAGTTAGATGGATCAATAACACAGACTAACGAGCCGCTACTCTATGACTTGAGTAGTCCTCAGTTTTATTCAGTGGACGAGAATTCAGGATCAATTTTCGATGTTTATACCATAAAAGTAAAAAATATAATTACAAAATTCAACGAGTTAGTTATAGCAAGAAAGTTCGACAGTGAGTTCTATAAACCTATTAATTCAACAATTGACACTGGAAGTGGATGTAATGTTGTTGTAGGCACTAATGAAAGTTTCTTGACAAATTGCCCAACTAACAGATATTATATATTAATGAATCCTTTTTATGAAAAGTCTGATAAATTCCAAACATTGGTAAATGAACTAATTTCAGGTCCTGAAGTTAAAGCTGACAACACTTTAGTCGAACTAATCAAAAACACTTGTGATGAATTGAAAAAGGAATTCGGTAAATTCCAAGAATATTGGAAAACAGAACTTAAAAACTTTGCGGAAAATCCAACTTATGTTGAAGCAACCACATGGAAAATACCTGACAATACGGTTAAAACATGTAACTATATTACACCGGCTGAAGGTGGTTTAGTTGGAAAAAGAAAAAAAATTAAAGATCTGTATTCTAACATAAACCTCAATGAAAGAAAAAACACTTTCAATGGAAAAGTAACATTTAATTAATTATGAGTTATCAATATTGGAATAGATACAGTGATTTTTTAATTAATGGACAACAAAATGTTGTTCCATATGTTGCGTTGCCTTCTAAATCTTCCGACAAAAATTATATCTATAAAATCGGTCAATCAAGACTTGATAAGATTTCACAACAATTTTATGGGTCACCATACTTTGGGTGGTTAATACAAGCGGCAAACCCGCAATTCTCAGGAAGTGAATATGCAATACCTGATGGTGCAGTATTGACAATTCCTTTTCCTTTGATAGCTTCCTTACAAGACTATAAAAACTCTTACGAAAATTATTATTTCTATTATGGTAGGTGATCAAGAAAATATATTAGTTGAACTTGATTATGACAATATTAGTTTAATTGACCCCAACAAAGTTATTGATGAATTAGGGAATGTTAGTGATAGACTTGTCAAACAAGAAAATCTAGTTTACTACGCAAACTTGGAATGTAATGTTTTGCCAAGAACTAAACTTGCGGTAGGTACTGCAATGAATGATTCGTCACGAACAATTTCAGTGGGTAGAATTAATTTCTTGAATCCTGGTAATAAAACATTTTTAGATGATGCGTATACTGATGAACTGACAGGTAAAAATACTTTGACCGGTAAGGGTGTTAATCAGCCAAGACAAACTGCGGTAAAAAACCCTAACCAAACTAATGACTATTATATCACTCAAAACCTATGGTCCAACGGGACACCAGGTGCGGTGGATAACGGACTTTTAGGTATTAAGTCAATCACTGTAAATATTGGTACAGACTTCCTACCTGTAATTGATGTGGACTTAGAGGATGTTAAGGGAAGAGCACTTTTCGAAGGTGGAAACAATTCACCATATGCGGCATTTTTTCAATTACCTTACCCACAGTTTACATTAACATTGAAAGGTTACTACGGAAAGGCAATTAAGTTTCCTATCATGTTGCAATCTTTTACCTCGACCTTTGACCCAGCAACACACAACTTTCAAATCAAACTCAAATTCTACGGTTACAAATATACATTATTATCATATGTAAATTTTGGAGCTTTGATGGCGGTTCCTCAAATGTATAAAAGTAATATTACAACAACTCCTATCGCTAAAACTCAAGGAGATGTAACCTCAACATCCGCATCTGTAACCGCACCACAAACTGTAAGTAGGGGTTATCAAAAAATGAAAGAAATTTATTCGGATTACAAATCAAAAGGGTTAATCGATGATAACTTTCCTGAAATTACTTTACTACAGTTAAAATATAGATTACAAACATTTATCGACCAAGTATTAGATCAGTTTGAAAAGGAGAACATGGGGCTTTTAACTGACATGACTCTCTATACGAATAACTTGTTAACATACCAACAAAAAATATTTCTGTTCTCAAATGGTTCATGGTTTTCAACATATATGGATAGAGATAATCCAATTGTACTCAAAACTAAATCCCAAAATGCTTTCGTATTCAAACAAGTTTATGAAATTGACCCATCGAAAAAACAGGCGGCTATCGCACAACTTAAAGGGGATATTGCTCAATATAACGATGTATTAAATCAAAATAGTGTTTTCGGAATAAAAGGAAGTTATACTGTTGGTGGTGTTAAGACTCAATCTGAAATTCCTAATAATGTTACTCTTGAAAAAACTTTCGAAAGATCAATTAATATTTCAGACATAGATTTAGTTGCAACATATGTGGCACAAAAAAATGCACCAAAGGGAAATTTCAAAGAAACAGATCAAGTTATTATAAATTTCAAAACAACACTTCAAGCAACTTTAGCTTCCAACAAAAATGTGGTCTATGTATTCGAAGGACCAGGGTCTTTTATGGATATAACCGATCAGATGGCGACAAAGGCATCAGAAACAAGAAAACAAATTGAATCTGCGATTAGTGCAAGTTTGGCAACAAAATTCAATTCACAAGGGAGTGGAGGTTTAGGATTTGTACCATCGATAAGAAATATTTTAGCGGTATTCTATTGTCAGGGTGAAGCCTTTCTAAGGTTAATGGATGAGGTACATAAGAAAGCTTGGGATAGGAGGGAAGATAAATATAGAAGAGCCGCGATATTTGGGAATGTAACATCAGCCCCAAGTGTGGATGTAAAAGACTCAACGCAAGATAACGAACCAATTTATCCTTGGCCTCAGGTTATTAAAGAAACTGTTGGTGAAGACGGTAAAGAAAAATTCGAAATTATTTATCCTGGTGACCAAACCGTTGCTACAACATACAGAGCCTATAGCCCTGAGGTTTGGCCTGAGGTAGAATTTGTTGAACAATTTATTAAAGGATACACCGAAAGGTTGAATGAAGACATTTTTGACACACAAGTTTTTGAATCTAACCAACAACCATTCAGGGAATCATTGAATGCTATAGATTTCCCTATCAACAATGAAGTATTCCAAAACAAAGAAGAATCCAAATATTTCTACGAAATTTACGAAAGACTAATGATGAATTCTTTTTATAGTAGATTTAATAGAAAATCAGGATACAGTCTAAGTATATATGAAGCGGAGGCGGATGCAGAAGCTGTTAATGTTCTACAAAGTTTGGGTGTTGATAATCCTTTTTTGGCGAAAAAACTAAAAGAATATTTGTTGGACTCTAACAACTATGTTCCTTTTTTACAACATATATCAAATCAAGGTCAAGGTGAAAGTTGGCAACAATTTATCAGAGGGGAGTTTGTTACACCTTATTTGAGAAATGACGCTGCGAACCCTAATGTATTATACAATGGGGCAATTTTCCAATCCCTTAAATCTCAGCCAGTAGTTTCCCTATCTAACGCAAGTAATATAGTAAACTTGGAAAAATACCTAAGTGACTCTACTACCTCCAACGAGTTTGATTTTGTTGACACTTACCCATTAACTAATTATTCGTGGGTCAAAACAAACATGGCGAATGGAAAAGCTCTCAACAATGCTAATGAAGTTTATGATACTAAATTGATTTTGAATTATAACGAAGTTCACAAAACTGTAACCAACTTCAAAACACAAGACACAAATAATGATAAAAGACCATTCACACATTTTAACTTCATAAATTTGGATGTTACAGTTGATACATCAAATTTGAAAAATTTTTATGAAACAAGGGAATTTACAAATCAATTAGTGACTGAAGGTAATCTTAATTATGAAAATTACTCAAATTACCTAACACCAACACAGACAACATCAATGTTGAACACCCCATACTTTATAAATGCAATTCAAAAAGGAGTTTTCAATTTTAGATACAAACAAACCGATTTATACCCGTACAAGAGTGCCGCTTACTTATTTTTGAACAGTTTACCTTTAGCGACTCTCAAAGAAAAATATAGATCTTTGACTGATGGTGCAGTCACAGACTTGAATTACATAATGTCAACACTGAAAAAATTTGGTGGAGTACACAAATTACCATATGCTTGGATTTTGAAATATGGATCAATTTGGCACAGGTACAAGACATTTAAAGAAACGGGAATTGATTTTCTTGATGATGTTTGGAAAGACTTCAATTATTTAGAGAATTGGGATCCTGCAACATCTGCGGCAACTTATAGTTATAATCTCACAATAGACGGAACACCAAGAAATCTAGTATTGGATACCACAACACCAGCGCCACAATTTACAGATATTAACACTGGATTTTATCCTCAATTGATGGATGATTTTAATGTTTTCATACAAGGTAGAAAGTTGTTCAGTGGACAAACTCAAGTTTCAGGAACTTGTGTTGTGGAATCAATAACAGGACAGTGTAACACAATTCAAGTAACAGGAACCTGTTCAACAAACGGAACAGGTATCACCATCAATTCAATTACAAATAACTTTATTACCACACCCCATAATATTTTTATACCATCGTTAAATGCGTCTATCCAATTAGTATCTCAGGTCAGTGGGGTTACAGGGGGTACAGGGTATTATACAACCCCTTTGAATTTTAATGCCGCCTTTACTAATTTAGATTTTGTTTTAGGTAGTTTTGGTTACATTACAAACACATCTTCAATACCTATAAGTGTTGGACAAATTTTGAGTGGTAGTCCTTCATCACCTTTGGTTACGGTAGTGTCTATTTATAGTGCGACCACAGGAACTACAGATATATACGAACTAACAACAACTACTGCTGAAACTTATAACTATACAGTAGTGAACCCACCAATACAAGTAATTGCAATTCAGAGTAATGCTTTGAACAACAGTTCAATTTTGAATGGTCAGAATTTGAATGGTAATATTACAATTACATCACAAATTTCAGGAACTACGGGAGGTGTTGGTTTATATTTTACGCCAACCATAAATCCTGGTACAACTTCAGGATTTGTAGTACAAAACGCATTTATTCAAGGAATAGGATCTCAACAAATACAAAATTATTTGAACAATGAGACTCTTATGATGATGAATACGACTAATGCAACAATATACGAAACACCAGGCTTTGACAACTCTAATTTACAAAGATCCATGAGAGTGAGTCCGTGGTCAGTTGTTGTCAGAAATACTTTTGAACCAACATCGTACTTTGTTTTACCTTCTTTTGGATCAAATGTTAATCAAGCAAAACTTGAGGCGTTTAAAAACGGTAACATGAAAGTTGAGTTGTCTAACAACCCCGCAATGTTCAACGGAAGTGTTAGATTATTTTGGAACTCACCTCAATATGGTTGGTTTGACAACAGTAAAGTTTTGAAAAACGATCCGTCAACATACCTTAAAAAGATTTTCTTTAACCAAGCTGACCAACAAAACTTTTCCATCAATGGAAAAACTTCAGACTATTCGAATTTTGAGGAGTTATTTACAACTTTTGATACAAATGTTTTAGATATTTTTGAATCTCAGTTTTTAAATTTCAGTAGGTCAATATATGATTTTGTGGACACTTTACCAAACCAATTAGTACAACAAGAATCAATACCAGGGTCACAACGACAATTAAGTGATATAACGGAAAGTGAAAAAAGTTTTAAAAATTTCCAAGCATTAATGAGAAGATTGTTGGTAATTAATAAACCAACAGGAACTTCACCTGAATTGAAGTTACAAAGTGTAATCACTGATCAGAACCAAAAGTTTCAGTCAGTCTTGAGTGATTTTATGAATTACGATGTGGCTTTTAGATATGGAAATCCTAGTAACTATGATAAGAGATTATATTACACATTTTCAACTAAATATATCGAGGACCCAATAATATATGGTCCCTATGAGCAAGGTAATTTACCCCCACAAGTAACACTTGCACAATCTAAAATACAAAACCCAAAAACTTGGGAAGCATTAGAGTTTTATGTTGGGAATTCAACAATCCCTCAGTTAGAATATCAAAATAGTGGATCTTACATTACAGATTTTTTTATCGATTTGAATGTTGCGTTTAATGAAAAAAATGTACAAGACTTTGCACCTTTGATTCAAGTTTACGCAACTCAAAAACTTTTAAAACCTAACTTAAATGCGGGAAGTTTTTATCAATTAATGGATAAATACATTGATGAAGGTATTACATATATAGGTAATGCTCTTAATGTAATGCTACCTTATGTTAGAAAACAATTACCAAATGTTTTTATTACAGATGACGGTAGTCAGAATCGGGCAAACTTAGAAGCAGGTTTTACGGAACAAACAAGAACTGAGTTATGGGAAACCTTTAAGGCTTTAAATGACACATGGATTGCCGGATTTGATTTCCAAAACAAAACTCTTTTTGAAGATGTATTATTAGTTGATAGAGCAAGTAGAAATGTTGGTGACAAAGTTTTAGCCGACATTTATGGTATTATAAATCTTTTGGAAGATGGAGCAACTGAAAAAAACCAAGGAAGTAACTCATACAAAAATACTTTGTTGGATATGGTTACAACCATATTAGTTCAGAACAACTTTCAACATTTTATGTTACCTGCATATGTGAATTTTTACAATGTTCAGGATGCCGCTAAAAATCCAATACCAAGACCTGACGGAACTATGGAGGTTGGAAACATGATGTTTGGAACTTTCTTAAATGTTGATTATAGACAAAGTTCACCCAAGTTTTTGTGTTACTATGTTAACAAACCTAGTGAGCATCTTAATATGAAAGATAACATTGATTATAGATATAGAGATGATGCTTTTGATTTGAGACGAGCGAGTGATAATCCACTACTTGATAACCTGTCAAGTAAAATAGATTGGGATAAATCAAATAAAATTGTAGGGTTTAATGTAGATCCCACAAGAGAAAACCAACAAATTTTCAAGTCCTTTAGTGTAAACCAAGATCCAGGTAAACCAACTTCAGAGTCTTTAGAAATGTTAAATCAAATGGCTAACTTAGGTAAAAACCGTAGATCTACAACTCAAAATGTATCTTTGTTCAATCTCTACAAGAACAGAAGTTATACATGTTCAGTTGATATGATGGGATGTGCTCTTATACAACCTTTAATGTATTTTAATATTAGAAACATACCTATGTTCTCAGGACCATATATGATTACTAATGTTTCTCACAGAATATCTGAGTCAGGATTTGATACAACTTTTTCAGGAACAAGACAACCTTTTTACAGCTTACCAACGGTTGACAATTTCCTTCAAACCCTAAACACTAAATTGGTAAGCCAACTACAAGAAAAAGTAAGAGAAGGTGAACAAGCAAACAAAGCCAAATCTGAAAATGTGCTCATTCAGGCTTCCAATACAATAGCAAATTTAGATAGTGAGGACACCCTAACTAAAAACCAAGATTGTGCCGCTCAAATCAATTCGAGATATAGCGGGTTTATTGGTGTTGATGAACCAACCGTCACAAATTATTCCGCTAAAGAACTTTACAACACAATCAGAGAAGTATTGACAGAACAAGGTTACTCTTCAACTGGTACTACTTTTCAAGATTATAGTCTAATTATTTTTACATTCATATATGTTGATTCCGCTAATCAAGGTAATTCAGGTATAAAAGGATATGAAAACAATTTCAGTACCATAAATCTTACTGAAGTGTATGGAGATAAGTTTTTTGAATACATCAATAGAAGATACTTCTGTGTATCTAGAGGATCAAATCCTAATTTACCTATCGTATCTTTCAGAACACTTAAAGATTTTGTAAAATTTGTATTCTTCCAAGTAAGAAGTATACCTACTTTCATAAAACAAGATATAGCAAGTTTTACTCAATTTGGTGAAAATGACTTTATTTATACATTAGCAAAAGAGTATGTATTACATTATCCTGTAAACCAAAATGCAAATGTTTACACACAAATTGAAAAAGATCAAAACCAAATAGATAAACTTAGAAGTGAGTTCTTGAATGCGTCAAATGTATACGATGCAACTTCTGCAATGTGATGATATTTATATAAAAAACAAAACATATGAGCAACACAAAAATGATATTGGATAACTATCTTGGAAAAAATACAAGGGTATCCGAAAAAGATATGGGTAACGGAACCAAAGAAGTTTGTGACCTTGATACCGGAGATTGTTATACTGTAAGAATGAGAGACGGATTGATTGAAAGAGTTGACAACACGATGAAAACATTCAAGAAAATTCAAGTAGAAACCAAGTCAGGTATAAAAACTTTATTAAACGGATAGAATGAGATTAGACGAAAAAATACTTAGTGAAATTAGTAGATATAACTCTATTAATCAATATATTATGGAACAAGATGTTCCACCACCACCTGCAGACCCTGCGGCAGGAGCACCTCCACCAGCAGATCCTGCAGCCCCTCCCGCAGAAGGTGCGGCACCACCACCCCCAGCACCACCAGCAGGGGAACCAATTGATGTTGCTAATGATCCTGATGTTGAGGAGCTTCCTACAGAAGGAGGGGAAGGTGAAGAAGGTGAAGGGGAAACTGAAGAGTTGGACATCACCGATTTAGTTGACTCTCAGAAAACTATGGCTGATAAACAAGAAGAATATTTTACAAATCTTTTCGACCAAATAAAAAAAATGGAAGAAAAATTAGCTGAAATGGACACTTTAGTAACGAAGATTGACAGTGTTGAATCCAAGTTAGAAAAATACCGACCAAAAACAGCTCAAGAAAAATTACAACTCAGAAGTTTGGATTCAGGACCGTTCAAACAAAACTTAGCAGACTTCTTTGATGAAAAGAAAGATGAAATGGAAAAGACTGGAAAAAATGAATATGTTTTAACTCAAGACGAAGTTGAAAATTTTAGTCCTTCTGAAATAGAAAAAACATTCAACGACCCAATGGAAGATGAAGATGACATTTTATTAAACCGATATAACGCATAAATCTAAAGGTCGATTAATTCGACCTTTATTTTTTTTTTCTGACACAATTTGACTATAACTTTTTATACAACTATAATTCTTACACATAAACTCTAAATTTTAATTACACATGGCGACAAATTCATTAGACGCAGTACTACAACAGTACGAAAAATCACAAAGTAGTTCTAACACTACAAACAAAATGTCTTCTGAAGACCGAATGAAAAAGTATTTCGCGGCTCTTTTGAAAGACAATGAAAAACAAGGACAAAGAAAAATCCGAATCCTTCCTACCGCAGATGGGTCCTCACCCTTCAAAGAAGTATGGTTCCACGAAGTTCAAGTGGACGGTAAATGGCAAAAGTTTTATGATCCGGCAAAAAATGACAATGAGCGTTCACCACTTAATGAGGTTTACGAAGAACTCATGTCTACAGGAAAGGAGTCTGATAAACAATTAGCAACACAATACAGATCTCGTAAGTTTTACATTGTAAAAGTAATCGACCGTGATTGCGAACAAGATGGAGTTAAGTTTTGGAGATTCAAACACAATTACAAACAAGAAGGAATCCTTGATAAAATTATTCCAATTTGGAAAGCAAAAGGTGATATCACAGATCCTGACACAGGTCGTGATTTAATTCTTGAACTCACAAAGGCTAAAACTCCAAAAGGAGCAACTTACACTGTGATCCAAACAGTTATGTATGATGATCCATCCCCTATTTCAGCAGACGCTGACCAAATGGCAGAGTGGGTTGGAGATGAAATGACTTGGGAAGATGTTTATTCAAAAAAACCTGTTGAATATCTTGAAGCTATTGCTCGTGGAGAAACCCCAAGATGGGATTCTGAGAAAGGTGGATATGTTTATTCGAATGATGAAACATCTGAAGTTTCAATGGGAGGAACACCATCCATCAAAACAAACACAACAGTTGTTGATCCTCAGACTAATGATGAGGTTGACGAAGATCTTCCATTCTAATTATGAAAAAAAGTATAACGGGAGCAGTTTATTGTTCCCGTTTTTTTGTGTATATTTTTAAAAAAAAACTATGAAACCATTTATTGCTGAAAAATTAAAAGAGGCCCTTGTAAAAAAATACGAAGCGGAAATTGCGGATGCTGAAGCAAGATTATATGTTTATTTTACCAATCCTGTTGGTATTGGGGAACACCCACAACACACGGAAGAAATGGATAATTTAGTCGGGCAACTAACAGACGCTAAAGATAAATTAGAAACAATTACAAACTTTAAAATATACGAACTATAATGGCAGCACTTAAAAAAAACGACTTTAGTTCGATAAAGAAAAAGTTTTCTACCGACGCAAAATACAAACCACAAAGATTTTTTGATCTTGGATCCGAATTCCTTGATGCAGTTGGACTTCCAGGCCCCGCAATTGGTCACTTGAATATGTTACTTGGTCACTCTGACACAGGAAAAACAACGGCACTTATTAAAACTGCGGTTGATGCTCAGAACAAAGGAATTTTACCTGTGTTCATAATTACGGAACAAAAGTGGTCTTTCGAACACTCCAAACTTATGGGACTTGAATGTGAAGAAGTTGTTGATGAAGAAACTGGTGAATTAACATGGGATGGTTTTTTCCTATTTAATAACAACTTCGACTACATCGAACAAATCACAGAATACATCAACGACTTATTGGACGCACAAGAAAAAGGTGAATTAGATTATTCTCTATGTATTATGTGGGATTCAGTAGGATCAGTTCCTTGTAAGATGACCTATGAGGGTAAAGGTGGTAAACAACACAATGCAAGTGTTTTAGCGGACAAAATTGGTATGGGTATCAACCAGCGTATTTCAGGATCTCGTAAGGCGGATTCTAAATATGAAAATACTCTAATAATTGTTAACCAACCTTGGGTAGAATTACCTGATAATCCATTTGGTCAACCTAAGATCAAGGCAAAAGGTGGTGAAGCAATTTGGTTAAACTCTTCTTTGGTATTTTTATTTGGTAATCAAAAAGGTGCGGGAACAACAAAGATCACGGCAACAAAAGACAAGAGAACTGTGAAGTTCGCTTCAAGAACGAAAGTGTCGGTTATGAAAAATCACATCAACGGACTTGGTTTTGAAGACGGTAGAATCATTGTAACCCCACACGGTTTCTTACCAGGAAAAGACACTGCAGAGGAGAAATCATCAATAGAAAAGTATAAGAAAGAATATGCCGACTATTGGAAAGATATTATCGGAGTTGATGGTGACTTCGATTTGAAAGTCGAAAAAGAAAAAGAAGAAGTAGAGTAGAAATCATTTAAGTTTTAGGAAGTGTCCAAAACATTATTAGTAGACGGAAATAATTTATTGAAAATTGGTTTTCATGGTGTTAGAGAGTTCTATCACAATGGGAAACATGTCGGCGGAGTTTGGCACTTTCTAAACACTCTTCGAAAATTCTTAGAAGAACACAACTATAATAAAGTTGTTGTTTGTTGGGATTCCAAAACCTCATCAGCACAGAGAAGGTTGATCTACCCAAAGTATAAGTTGAATCGTAAATCGTCAGAAACAGAATCAAAAGAGGAATCTTTTTTGGATCAGAAACAGAGGGTAAAACAATACCTCGAGGAGATGTTTGTAAGACAATTGGAGACAGAACATGCAGAAGCTGATGACTTAATAGCTCACTACTGTAAAGTGTCACCAGACGAAGAGAAAACAATCTTTTCGAGTGATAGAGATTTAACTCAACTGATTGGGGAGAAGGTATCCATTTATTCACCATCCACAAAACAATATTATAAGAATGGGGATAAAATTAAACTTCATGATATCGAAGTTCCCCACTATAATGTTAAAACAATCAAAATTCTCACTGGTGATAGTTCCGACAACATTGATGGAATATTTTTCCTTGGTGAAAAGACTTTGATCAAAATCTTTCCTGAACTTCTTGAAGAAAAGGTAGAATTATCTTATATTTTACAAAAGAGTGAACAACTCTTGAAAGAAGAAAAAGGAAATGTTGCTCTTCAAAATCTATTAAGCGGAAAAACAAAAGAGGGAATTTATGGAGATGAGTTTTTTGTAATAAACGAAAAACTTGTTAATTTAGACAACCCGCTTTTGAATGAAGAGGAAAAAGAATTAGTTGGATTATATTACTCTGAGTCGTTGGATCCCGATGGAAGAGGACATAGAAACCTAATTCGAATGATGATGGAGGACGGGTTTTTCAAATATCTACCGAAGGGTGACGACGCTTGGGTAAGTTTTTTAAAACCATTCCTTAAATTGACAAGAAAAGAAAAACAAAAATTTAGAAACAAAAAAAATTAAAAAAAATGAGAGAACAGGACATAACAAAAGTAGAATTCTTGTTAATGTGTAATGATAACATTGTTGTTCAAAGATTCTTCAATGTTAGAGGGTACAACAAAAATGCTCACAAGTCGGAGGAGTTTTATGATCACATAGACAGACTTTCAAGAGAGCTTAAGTACGATCTTAAAATGAGATCGGTAGTTTACATGTTGGACAACCAATATGAAATTTTAGAGAACCCTGAACTTCTGAATACATCGATTACTGATGGACCAGAAAATTTTAATCTAATTATTAAGGTAGGAGATATGACAATTTGTCATAGACAGTTTGACGCTAAACCTTACCCTCCAAAGGTAAGATACACCGTAGACCTACGCCCAAAGTTAAAAGCTATAATGGCGGACTTGACTGACATTTTTTCAGGTCAAAAATTTAATTATTTTTATCCTAACTTTATCAAAAACTAGTACTATTTATCTTTACTAAAGGAGAAAAAAAAATATGGCGACTAGCAAAAACTTTGAATATTTAGGGAACACATTTCAGTTACAATTATTAAATCAAATTGTTGTAGATAAAGACTTTTCACACTCAATTCTTGATGTTATTGAAAACAATTATTTTGAAAACAAGTACTTCAAAATAATTATTCAAATGGTGAAAGAGTATTATCTTAAATATGATCACACACCATCGTTTGAAACACTTGAACAAATTACTAAGTCTGAATTACAACAAGCAACCGCATCCAAGATTGTTTTGGATACAATTAAAAAAATTAAAGATGCACCTATCGACGGAGTGGGTTTTGTCCAAGAAAAGGCTTTAAAGTTCTGTAAACAACAGGAACTTCAAAAGGTTATGGGTAAGGCTCAAAAAATAATCGATGGAGGTGAGTTTGAAAGTTATGACACCCTTGAAGAAATGGTCAAAACGGCACTTCAAGTGGGATCAAAAGATACATCAATATTGGATGTATTCTCGAACCTTGATCAAGTTCTCGAAGAGGACTATAGACACCCTGTCCCAATGGGTATACCAGGTATCGACAGATTATTGAAAGGAGGTTTGGCAAAAGGAGAAATTGGCGTTATCTTAGCCCCTACGGGTGTTGGTAAGTCAACAATTTTAACTAAGATGGCAAATCACGCATTCAATCTTGGTTTCAATGTCCTCCAAATCTTTTTTGAGGATAACTCAAAGGTAATCCAAAGAAAACACTTTACCCTTTGGACCAAAATACATCCTGACGATTTGTCAGAAAAAAAGGATGAGGTTATGGCTAAAGTAAAAGAGATTGAAGACTCAATGCCGAATAAGTTGATTTTGAAAAAACTCCCATCTGATACGATGACGATGTTACAAATTAAAAATCAAATTAGAAAAATGGTTTCTGACGGAATCAAGATTGATATGGTAGTATTAGACTATATTGACTGTGTTGTTCCTGATAAGAATCTTGGTGATGAGTGGAAAAGCGAAGGATCGGTAATGAGAGCATTTGAAGCGATGTGTCACGAGATGAATATAGTTGGTTGGACCGCAACACAAGGTAACCGATCATCAATTTCATCTGAAGTTGTAACCACAGATCAAATGGGTGGGTCAATTAAAAAAGCTCAGGTTGGACATGTCATTATCTCAGTCGCTAAAACACTACAACAAAAAGAGTTGAAGTTAGCAACAATTGCAATTACAAAGTCTCGTATAGGTGATGATGGAGTAGTTTTCGAAAATTGTAAGTTTGATAATGCAATGATTGAAATTGATACTGAAAGCTCGATGACTTTTCTTGGTCTCGAGGAACAAAAAGAAGAAAGACAAAGACAAAGAGTTAGAGAACTTCTTGAAAAAAGAAAACAAAAAGAAACACAAACAAATTAACAAATAATTAAATTTTAAAAATGGAAAAAATACTAGTTGAAAATCCTGGTCGGTTCGTCATCTTCCCTATCGAACACAATGATATTTGGGAATATTACAAACAACACCAAGCGGCTTTTTGGACTGCTGAGGAAGTTGACTTAACTAATGACATTCGTGATTGGGAATCATTAACAGAGAATGAAAAATATTTTATCAAAAATGTATTGTCGTTCTTTGCGGCTTCTGATGGTATCGTGAATGAAAATTTGGCTGAGAACTTTTATCGTGAAGTACAATATCCTGAAGCTAAATTTTTCTACGGGTTCCAATTGGCTATGGAAAACATCCACTCCTTGATGTACTCATTACTTATCGACACCTACATCAATAACCCAAAAGAAAAAGACGAATGTTTTAATGCAATTGACAGATTACCTGCAGTTCAGAAAAAAGCTAAGTGGGCCTTGGATTGGATTGAAAAAGCTTCATTCGCGGAACGATTAGTTGCATTCGCGGCGGTTGAAGGTATCTTTTTCTCAGGATCATTCTGTTCTATATTTTGGATGAAATCAAGAGGAATTATGCAAGGGTTGTGTAATGCAAATTCATTAATATTCAAAGACGAAAACTTACATTGTGATTTTGCAATTCATTTATTGAATAATCATTTAGAAGAAAAACCTTCTGAAAAACGAATTAAAGAAATTTTATTATCCGCTCTTGAAATTGAAAAAGAATTTATCACAGAATCACTCCCTGTTTCACTTATCGGTATGAACTCCAACCTTATGAAACAATATCTTGAGTTTGTTGTTGACGGATTACTTGTTAAAATGGGTTGTTCAAAAGAGTTCAATGTTGATCAACCATTTAAATTCATGGAACAAATTGCGGTCGAAACAAAAGGTAATTTCTTTGAGTCAAGAACTATGGAATATCAGAAGGCAAAACTGAATGAAACAATAACATTTACAGAGGACTTTTAAATTTAAAATTATGTCATTAAAAATAATCAAAAGAGGTGGTGAGGTAGTCCCATTTAACCCACAAAAAATTTACAATAGAGTTAAAAGAGCCGCTAAAGGTTTAAGTGTTAACTCTGATGAAATTTTTATTAAAGTAATTACCTCAGTACCAACGGAGGGTGAAATAACTACAAAAGAGTTAGATAAGTTAGTTTACGAAATCGCAGCTTCATATACAGGAAGTCATCACGATTATTCTAGATTAGCATCATTCGTTGCAATTTCATCCTACCACAAAGAAACAAATGATAGTTTCTCTCAAACAATGAATGAGTTGTATGAGGATGGTATCATTAATGAAAAGTTGATTGAAACCATTAAAGAATATGGTGAAGATACTATCGACGCAGCAATTAATCATGAGAATGATTATAACTTTGATTACTTTGCTTGGAGATCTTTACAAGAAATGTACTTGTTAAAAAAACCTAACGGTAAGGTGATTGAAAGACCACAACACATGTACATGAGAGTCGCTCTTTGGGTTACTACAAACATTGCAGACGCACTTGAATACTACCAATCTTTATCTAATCAATTAATCTCAAAGGCGACCCCTATTATGATTAATTCAGGAACAAAAGTTCCTCAGTTAGCATCATGTGTTCTACACTATAATGATTCTGATTCAAGAAAAGGTTTGTTAGACACATTAACTGATATTTCAACATTCTCATCAGATGCTGCAGGTATTGGGTTATCAATGTCTAATATCCGTAGTAAAGAAAGTAGAATTTCAAGTTCAGGTGGATATGCTGGTGGTCTATTAAAATACCTTAAAATTGTAAACGAATCACTAAGGTTCTTTAATCAACAAGGTCGTAGACCAGGTTCTGCAGCAATTTACCTTGAACCATGGCACAAAGATATCTTTGATCTTTTGGATATTAAAAAGAATACAGGCGCTGAAGAATTAAGAGCTCGTGACTTGTTTACGGCACTTTGGATTCCTGATAATTTTATGAGATCCGTTAGAAACGGAGATGATTGGTATTTGTTCTGTCCTAATGATATTAAAAAGGCGGGATTGAAACCACTTCAAGAATCTTTTGGTGACGAATATGAACAAACTTATAATACCGCAGTTTCCATGGGACTTGGTAAAAAAGTTAAAGCTCAAGATATTTGGACTAAAATAATCGAGTCACAAATTGAGACCGGTGTACCTTACTTATGTGCAAAAGACAGTGCGAATAGAAAAACTAATCACCAAAATATTGGTGTAATCAAACAATCGAATCTTTGTAATGAGATTTATCAATATACTGATGAAGAAACAACCGCAATTTGTACACTATCATCTATGGTTTTGAAAAACTTCATCCAAGGAGGAAAGTTTGATTTCGAATTGTTATTTACTGAAGTAAGAAAAGTTGTTAGAGCACTCAACAAAGTAATTGATATCAATAACTACTCAACTCAAAAGGGTTTAAAGGGTGGGATGGAACAAAGAGCTATTGCAATTGGTACCCAAGGCTTGGCAGATGTCTTTTATTTGATGGACTATATCTTTACATCTGAGGAAGCTAAAAAGTTAAATAAGGATATTTTTGAAACTATCTATTATGCGGCAATTTATGAAAGTAATCAGTTGTGTATGAATGGGAAGTATGAACCCTATAAATTCTTTAAAGGTTCACCGATGTCAAAAGGAGAATTCCAATTTGATATGTGGGGTGTTGATCAAACACAACTTTCAGGAATGTGGGATTGGAGTAAATTAAAGAAGAGTGTTTCTGAGTACGGTGTTTGTAATTCATTATTTACCGCACAAATGCCAGTGGCATCTTCAGCAAAGATTACAGGTTCATTTGAAATGACTGAACCGGCACACTCAGCATTATTTAACAGACGAGTTGTGGGTGGTGAAATCTTGATCGTAAACAAATACTTAATTAACGATTTTGAAAAGATTGGAATTTGGTGTGAAGACTTGAAAAATGAAATTATTATCAATGAAGGGTCAATTCAAAACATTAACTTCAACAATTATTTGGATCCTGAAGACAAAAATTATAATAAGAAAGTTAAACGAATTGAACATTTGATTCCTAAATATAAAACCATTTGGGAGATTTCACAAAGACAACTTATTGATATGGCGGCAGACAGAGCACCTTTTGTCGATCAATCACAATCAATGAATATCTACATGGCAAACCCAACACTATCGAAGATTACCTCATCACATTTTCATTCATGGGAAAAAGGTTTAAAGACTCTTTGTTATTATGTTAGAACTAAAGCAATCTCAACAGGAGCCAAGCATTTGGCCGTGGATATTTCCAAAAGAGAAAAACCAAAAGTCGTGACTGAAACACCAAAAGTAGATTACACTCATTTAAATTTACCTCCGAGACCTGAAAACTCAGATTTTGAATGTTTTGGATGTTCTTCCTAAAAAAAATAAAATCACTATTTCGGTAGTGATTTTTTTTTACTTAAAAAAAGCCTAACTTATATTTATATGTGATATGGCAAATGGTATTACTTACGGAATTTCTTTTCCTTTTGTGGATTCTTTTACCGGTAGGTATTTGGATGTCACAAATTCTACTGAAGGTGAAATAAGGGCAAACCTTGTTCATTTACTATTAACAAGAAAAGGTAGTAGATATTTTTTACCTGATTTTGGTACAAGATTATATGAATACATCTTTGAACCACTTGATGGGCCAACATTCTCTGACATTGAAAGTGAAATAAGGGATTCCATACGAAATTACATGCCAAATTTACAAGTAATCAATATCACTGTTGAACCTGCCTCAGCAGGGTTGGAGGATAAAGGGTATACTGTTAACAAAGATGGAGAACGAGAGTTCAAAGTTACCAATATTGCAACATTAGAACACACCGCAAGAATCAAAATTGATTATAGAATCACAGATTCGGCATTTGAATCACAAGATTTTATAATTCTAAATATTTAATTTTATATGGCAGAAAAAAAGATTTCCTACACCGTAAGGGACTTTCAAGGAGTTAGAACTGAGTTGATTAACTTCACACGAACCTATTATCCTGACTTGGTCCAAAACTTCAATGACGCCGGTATCTTTTCCGTCATGTTAGATTTGAATGCTGCAGTAACTGATAACTTAAATTATCAAATTGACAGAAGTATTCAGGAAACAGTTCTACAGTTTGCTCAACAAAAAAATTCAGTTTTCAATATTGCAAGAACTTATGGATTAAAAGTTCCTGGTCAAAGACCATCTGTTGCACTTGTTGACTTTTCGATAACTGTACCAGCTTTTGGTGACCGTGAAGATTTAAGATATTGTGGAGTATTAAGAAGAGGTTCGCAGGTCAATGGTGCAGGACAACCATTTGAAACAGTTTATGATATTGATTTTGCGTCTCCTATAAATGCTGAAGGGTCCCCAAACAGAATTAAAACTCCGAATTTCGATGCAAGCGGAAAGTTGTTAAATTATACAATCACCAAAAGAGAAGTTGTTGTTAACGGGATCACAAAAGTTTTCAAAAGAGTAATAACTCCAAACGATAGTAAACCATATTTGGAATTGTTTTTACCTGAAAAAAATGTATTAGGTATCACAAGTGTTCTATTAAAACAAGGTACACAATATTCTACAATTCCTAACCCTCAAGATTTTATAACATTAGGACCTGATCGTTGGTATGAAGTAGACGCATTAGTTCAAGACAGAGTGTTTGTTGAAGATCCAACCAAAACATCAGACCAACCAGGAATTAAAGTTGGAGTTTACATAACAACATCTAATAAGTTTATTTCTGAATACACACCTCAAGGTTTTTGTAAAATGACTTTTGGTGGTGGAAACATTTCTGCTGACGAACAACTTAAAGAATTTGCAAGAGACGGTAAAGGATTTGATTTGAGTAGATACACTAACAACTATTCCATGGGTGCTGCTTTGACACCTAACACAACTTTGTTTGTTCAGTATAGAATTGGTGGTGGATTGTCAAGTAATGTTGGTATCAATACCATTAATCAAATAGGTACTGTTTCATTTGCAGTTAATGGACCTTCAGAAAGTGCAAACAGAAGTGTAATTAACAGCCTACAATGTAACAATGTTACCGCCGCTATAGGTGGTGCAAATCCACCAACAACGGAGGATGTAAGAAACATGGTATCATTCAACTTCGCGGCACAGAATAGAGCTGTAACAGTAAACGATTATAATTCTTTATTGAGAACTATGCCAGCTCAGTTTGGTGCACCTGCAAAAGTTGCAATAACTGAAGAAAATAATAAAATAATAATCAAAATGTTATCTTACGATTCTTCAGGTACTTTAACAAATGTTGTCTCAAATACACTAAAACAAAATGTTGCTAATTATCTTTCTAACTACAGAATGATTAATGATTACATATCGATCCAAGCGGCAGAAACCATAGACTTGGCAGTTACGGTAGATGTTGTGTTAGACAATAGTCAAAACCAAGGTGCGGTTATTGCGAAAACTATTGAGATAGTAACAAACTTCTTCAATCCATTAGTTAGAAACTTAGGTCAAAATGTTAACATATCCGAACTCAGAAGACTTATTCAATCAGAGAATGGTATTGTTTCAGTTTCAGATGTATTATTCTTTAACCAAGTTGGGGGACAGTATTCCTCAAGTCAAACTTCAATGACATACGCAGATCCTTTAACAAGACAAATACAACCAGTTGCCGACACTCTTTTTGCAACACCAACACAAATCTATCAAGTAAGATACCCGAATAAGGATATTAATATCAGGGTTCTTAATTTAAAATCTGTTAATTTCTCGTAGCGATTTATTTTTTATAGTATGGGCGTATTTTTCTATGAAAATGGGAAATAAACTATTTATCAAAAAAAGAAAAATTAATGCCCAAATCATATAGAATAAGGACCGAAGTAGGTGTTGATAAGTATATTAATGTAAATTTAGAGCAAGATTGGGAATCCTTAGAGATTTTATCTTTGAAGATTCTGTCTAATAACATTTATACAAGATTCTGTGCTGACTATGGTGTTGTAACAGGTCGTGTATTTGTTAATGGTGGGTTTGGACTACCAAATGCTAAAGTATCAGTATTCATACCCTTAGAGGATGACGATGAATTAAATCCTGTAATTTCAGAATTATACCCTTACAAAAGTATTAACGATATTAATGAAGAAGGTTATCGATATAACTTACTTCCAAAATTACCATCTTACCAAGGACATGTATCCACAGGATCATTTCCTAACAAGGGTGATGTTTTGATGGACGAATCATATATAGAAGTGTATGATAAGTACTATAGATTTACTGTGACTACCAACGAAAGTGGTGACTTTATGATTTTTGGTGTTCCTGTTGGTGAACAAACAATAGTGATGGATGTTGACTTATCTGATATTGGTTGTTTCTCTCTTTCTCCTCAAGATTTAATTCAACAAGGATTGGCGACTGAATCACAAGTAAATGGTGCAAGATTTAAGTCCTCATCAAACTTACGAGAATTACCTCAAATTAAAAATCTTATTTATAATGTTAATGTAAGACCATTTTGGGGTAGTCAAGACCTTTGTCAAATAGGGATTACAAGAGTAGACTTTGACTTGACGAAACAGGCGAACATTACAATCCAACCTAATGCCATTTTCATGGGGTCAATTTTCTCTAATACGGATGATGATGCTCTAAAAACAAAATGTAAACCGAAAAACAATACGGGTAACTTGTGTGAGTTAGTTGCAGGACCAGGTTCTATACAAGCAATTAGACAGACAATATTCTCAGATGTTGATGGACTTCCTATCCTCGAAAGATGGGACATAGAACAAGGAGGTAAAGTAATAGACGCTGACGGAACTTTTGTTCTAAATGTACCTATGAATTTAGATTACATTTTTACAAATGAATTTGGTCAACAAGTTTTATCTAATGACCCTACGAAAGGAATACCGACAAAAGGTAAATATAGATTTAAGTTCAAGTGGCAAAGTGAACAAGGATTACAAGGTAATTTTTTGAGAGCTGATTTTCTAGTACCAAACATTAAAGAACATGGATGGACCTCATCAAGTAGTGATCCATTCATTAATAATAATACAGGTACATATACCTACCCACAAATACCTGCAGGTTCATTGACAGGGTCAACATCCACGGTACCACCAGGAGGGTTGGCAAATCCAATAACAAATAATGTTGAAAGTTACTCAATTTATATTAATGGCGCAGAATACTTTGGTTCTGTTGAATCAATTGCAATAGGACCTGGTGACACATTTTTTATTGTTGCAACACCACTTAACATAAATCAACCACAAGATATTCAGTTTACTTACATCCCGCAAGATCTTTTTGATGTATTCAGATCCTATGCATTCAGCACGGATTGGGATGATTATTATGATTCTCAATCCGCTATAGATTGTGAAGATACTTTCTATGAGTTTGGGTATAATAAAGTTTACACAACGGGAATGTTTTTAGACCGATATAAAAATGGTATTGGTCGGGCGAGACATTTAGGTATTAAAGAAATAGACAATAGATCTTGTAAATCTACTGTTAACACATTTCCCGTCAACGACATAATAAGAAATTTTGATCCAATATTTTTTGTTTTCAACATACTCATCAATATTTTAACTTTTCCACTATTAGTACTATTGTTCGTGGCCCATTTCATAGCCTTCATGTGGCCAATATTAAAATATGTATTAATCATTTTAGGTATTGTTTTAACCAAAAATGCAATCGCAGACACATTTAATGCGGTTCAGAACGCAGCGGATGTGATTGAAACACAATCGAGTATAATATCTGCAAGTGCTGCGGGACCTGTTGTTGATGTCGGTGCGATTGTAAAATCGATAAGATTAATTTTAGCTCAGGTTGTTCTTGTACTGAAGGCGGCATTTTCTGTAGTTTTAGCCGCGGCATTTACAGCTTTCGCTATACTTGCTGCCATCAGAGTTAAAGGATTCCCAAGGATCGGTTTACCTATGATTGCATATCCTGACTGTACAAGTTGTGATTGTCAATGTGGTGATGCAGAACTTGAAGATGATTTCAGTACAAGTTCTGTAACAAATCAACTTGAAGCGGCAGCGGCACAAGAAGCATCGGGACAAGGAGGAAATAATGTTGTCTTAGCAACTCCAAACACTCTTATTGCACCTGTGAGTTATTCAGGGGCATATCTTATTGATCACCCTAATACCGCACCTGACGAAGATGGAAATGATCCTTTTTCTTGTAGAACATTTAGTGAATTATTACAAGATGAGGATGTAAAAATTGATGTGATATTGAAAGCTTCAGTAGATTTTAAAAGAATATTTTCGGGTTACGATGTTATTAGTTCTACAGATCCTAATAGACTAATACCAAATGAATCTTACTTACTTAAGGCTCCTCAACCATTTTTATTTAGAGCTGATAAAAACGGAGTTCCTGGTAACAATATTAAAGACGATAGATGGTTTGCAGTCCCAAGTAGTGTACCTTATGGTCAAAAATTAAATGAATTTAATACAAGAGATAAATATTTTTATTCAAGTACTCAAAATCAGATCAATAGTGGTGTTAACCAAATAAAGACTACTGTAAACCCAACATTAGGATCCACACCATATTATGATCAAGTAGTTGTTGTATTAATGAATCAAGGATCTACAGAAGAATTAGGGGTTGGGGAGATTGTAACATTCCAAAATCCAAATTATGTTAACCCAAACTATACTTCACCAGGAAATAGGTTAACCAATTTGACAGGTGCAACCTTAAACCAATTTAATACCAATTCGATAACGGGAGTTACAACTACAGGTACTAGTATACCGAAAGTAGTTTCATATGCAAACCCGTCTAATCCACTTAGTTCACTGTCTGCAAATATATTTGTCGTTTCACCACAGGTGAGTCAGTTACCAGTCATCGGAAATACTAGTGTTGAACAATCCTATCTACAATATCCAACAGACATTGAGTACTTCCAATTAGTTACTGGTGTAACATATAATGATTTTATAAACTTGTCTAACACTGGTAATGTTGGTTTCTTTCCAAACACTTATTTACTTCATGATATTAGTTGTCTTGTAGGGACATGTGGTGTAAACTCACTTACATTCCCGAATGTTGTAACATATATGCAAGATTACCAAAATTATGAGATTTGTATTTTTGTAAGAGGGGTAGATCCACATTCACCAAAACAACCAACTATAACATATGACTTATCAAAGATATTTGGAAAATCATTTGGTACGGGTCCTATAGTAAGTGGAAGTTATTATTTGAACTATCCAATACAGGCATTACCGAGTGGTGTTAAACCAGCACAACATGACACCGCGAACAATTCATTGTCGACACTTTATTTTAACTCATTTACCTTCACCCCAAGTTCGTCATCATATACCGCGTTTACTTCTAACTATCCTTATTATTATTTGAGTACGGATGATTCAATATCTTCATCATATAGTCCATATCCTGGTCAGTGGCAAACAAACGCACAAAGTACAACATCATTACAAGAGACTATTGTAAGTGGGACTCGTGATTTACCAATAGGAAACACTTCATTCTATACTGTTGGTGGTACTTACATGAGATGGGTAGATTCGTTAACAACTTACCCAATATTCTTACAAACAGGTGATAATCAAAGTACACCATCTTGTGATCAGACTTGTCAAAAAGGACAATACTTCGACACAACTTCAAGTTTTTATACGGGTGTTAACTCTGCGGGTAATCTTACGGCTACCTATTCACCGGCATATTATCGATACAATTTGACAGGTGTAGTTTTCAATAACTCGAATAATATTGTAATGAGGAGTGATAGGTTACCTACCTCAACTGAAGTACAAAACGGTGCGACTGGAACACAGACAGGTTTTGCACTACATCAAAACGATAATTTTGCGTTTTATAAAGCAGATGGTACACAGAGTGAACCTATCATTACTGCAGGTTTGGATTTACCTTCAGGGGAACAAGAAGATACCGACCCAATTACTTCAGGTTTGACAGACACATTAACATGTGAGGGAATGGTACCATTAGCGTGTTATACTGGAAGTGGGGTAAATGTAGGTGTTGTACCTGCAGGACAATGCTCAATCCCTGCAAACAGAATGATAAACGGTTGTTATTGTTTATTGAATAAAACATACTTATTCCAATATGGTGATGATGTCAGATTATTCTTAGAGTGGAAAGTAAGATTTACTATGAACTTTGCGGCTTGTAGAGGAGTATTTGCACAAGTTTTCCAAAACAATTGGATTAACGGGACCTTATACATGTTCAATTTCAATAAAAAAACAACTTTTCCTAATGGTCCAGATGAACCATTTTATAACTATTGTAGAGATGTATTAGTTTTCAATAAAATTTCTAACACATTCTTTTATAGATCATCTCCATATAGCGACTCAACAGATGAGTTTGTTGGAAAAGATTCTCCACAACAAAATCCAAATTCAGCATTTAGTAATTATCCTGGTTTTGGGTATAATGTTAAACAAATACAATTCCCAACGACTATCGTTGATTTGGGTCCAAGAGATTATTTTATAAATGAAATATGTTGTTCAGGTGGTGAAAAAGGTTTTGGATCTTATTATGCCGATCAATTGAAGACAACTTCTTATCAAGATAATTCGGATATAGTTCAGTTGGGATTCTTGTCGAGAATATTAAACGCTGGTGTCAGACAAAGAATCATACCAATAAGTAACGGTGGTGATAATTCTGAAGGTAAAGGTATCATTCAGTTCTTTAATAGTACTCGTGGAGGTGAAAGAATTGACGGTGATTGGGCTCAAATGTTATCAATTAATTCGGAATGGAAAATTTCACCATTCATTTCTGAAAATGTTGTGGGACCACAATACATTTATTTTGGTGACAACTCTAACAACGCACCAAACTCAGTGTCAAACGATGATCTTAGACCTATCATGGGACTATTCTTTGAAGTGAGTCAAGAAGATATTAGATATAGAAAAATAATGTCACCTGGTATTGAAACTTATAATTTCTCACCATTAATTGAAGAATCTTTTGGTTATCCAAAATCGCAAGAGGTGCCAAATTATAGATGGAATATCTCATTACCACAAACCTATGGAGGAACACCTAACATTTTTGGTTCCGAAGATAATAATTGGTACACGAATGCGAGTAATACTTCAGGGTTCTTAACAAGAAAATACCAAGATTTAGACTTCAACTCGTCGTTTGGAAAGTACAGAACCACAACGACTGAGTTGGGATATCTTACGAATTTTGACTTGAACGGTAATCCTGCGGTTTATATACCATCTCAAACCATTTTACAAGGAGCACCAAGTTCTTCACCAACATCAAGTTCAACAATAATCGTTGGAGCTCCTTATCATTTTTACTTTGGATTAAACAACGGTAAGACCGCAATAGATAGGTTCTTTAAACTTTATGTATCAACGGAAGAATAGAATGAATATAGACCCATCAACAAGTATAATAGAATCAACACAAAGGTATAAGTCAGCACCTTTGTCTGATCAATTTATTAATGTCCCATTGAAACAGACCATGAAGGAATTGGTTGAGTTTGATAGAAGTGTTGATTTAAGTTTAATTGCGGTATTTGATGATGAACGACAACAATCAACAACTTTCAGACCTATTACCAAATTCACTATTCTATTCGAAAATGCTTACACAGGATCGACAACATATGTACCTTACAGAGATAATCTATATTATACTAATGCATTACAGAATGCTATTTCATACTACCCATTAGGTAATGCGTCAACACCAATAACAACTGACCAAACAATACCTTGGGAAGGGTTCCCACAATACCCTGAATTTGATTTCATTAGAACGGATAATGATGTTGTCGGATATACTATAGGACCAAACAGACATTTGGATTTCAAATCGGTAAGTGCGACAACATACAATTGGTCACATTATGTTAGTTACCCATATAGAAACGAACCAAATAGAAACTTATATGCTGTTGAACCTCAGTCTCAGGTAGTGTGGAATTGGGTTGCAGGTGACGGTATACCATTCTACATAACTCTTGGAAATGATACACAGAATACTTTCATAAGATTCAAATGTCCTGTAGCACATGGACTTACACCGGGTCAGTTTGTTTATTTGTCAATTAATTACAATAACAACGGAGTATTCCAAGTAAATGGATTGGGAGACGCAGGATCAGGATCGGAAGAATATATATTCAATATTCAAAATGTTGGATACACAGGTACAACATTCCAAACAGGGACCCAAGGAACTTTCAGAAGAATTATAGACTTCACTAACTCAGCAGATACGATTAGTTCATATTATATAAGAACTCATAGAATTATAACAGATGCTAATTGTGCGGTGTTAACCAACGCGGGATTCGAAAAGAATATTTATAACGATAAATCTAAGTGTGAAATCAAATCTTTAACTCCCAATCAAAAACAAAGGACTTCAGTTAAGGAAGGCGCAAGATCTTACAATCTAACATTCAACTGTGATGTAAATATAGATGGTTTAAGAGATAATCAGAACAGACCTCTGAGTCAACTTTTTTTTACCACAGTTTGGAGAGGATATTTTGGATGGACACAAAAACTAAAACAGGGTTGGGAGTTCAATACATTTTTGGATATGGGTAAACCACAACTATGGTGGGACCAAAATAACATAGATTCAAACACAAATGTAAATCAATCTCAATACACTTCTTTAAACAATCAAGGACCATTTTTATACAATGACTTTTTGATGACAGGAGACACAATGGACGGAGATTTTTGTGAATGGAATAATTTTGAACAAATAGAAAGGGTAATATCAACATATCAACATAAAATAACTTACAACAATAACTGGTTTAAATTAAACTTACCATCATTGAGTCCGACCAACTTGTTTGGTTACTTTTACCAACCACATAATGTAATTCAGATTAGGGAATTTTCTGATTATATCGAGGAAACAAACAATGAGGATTTGGTAGGTCTTCCTGAATATTCTTATTACTCAACATTGAATGCATCCTTTAGATGGAGGGATTTATATCCATACGGTTTTATAAGTGGTGATGGAGTAGGTTTAGATTACCCATTTTTGAATAATGCTCATTATCCCTCAACAAACACAATTTTCAGAATAACACCTGAGAATTATAACATACCAAGTGACTATGGAACACCAACAAATCCAAATGATCTGAATAATTATCAAGGAGGTAAAGTTCCTGCTGATAATGGAGTGATTGCAGAACCATTAGCTGACGGTTGTGATGCAGGAAGTTTAATATTTAACGCAGTAACTACCCCTTAAAAAAATAAAAAAATGGATTTCACAAGAGTAAAAATTGTAAAAAATGACACCGACAAGTTTATTAACATACCGGTTAATATGCAGTGGGATTTCATGGGTAGGGACGATAGTATCCAAGAATATGAAGTTGATGCAATTAAACAAGTTATTGGTGCACCTCAAGATTTTGAGGTAATTAGATTTTCACATAACCCAAATAATAATCAAGATACATTTATAAATTACGAGTTTAACTTTTATGATTATTCACAACCAATAACCGCAAACACAGTAGGTAATTGGAGTGTTGATTATTTAAACAACGGGTTCAGTGTACAAGATGTTTATTATTTCTCAAGATCTTTCACTAATTCTTTTTTCAAATTAGATTTTTATGATAGTCCCGATGACACAGTACAACAATTGTACTTGTCAATTATATTACCAGTCCAACAAGGATTGACTCAGACCGCTGTCTTATCACCAATTATACCTCCCGTTGAAATAAAAAAACCGCAAATGATTTTAGATTCAATAGGTAACGACAAAGAAGGGTATTACATTTATTGGTTAAGAAAAAGAGACTTTGTGGATATATCTACCTTTTTCATGGGAGCAAGTTTTTTCGACGCAATGACAGGGGTTTACAAAGAAATGACAAACACAAGACAGGATCTTCTGACTCCTGATAAATTTACATTTGATCACACCCAATACTACTATTATGAAGTAAGGTTGGATTACAATCAAAAAACATACGAAGTTTATTCAACTTTCACCAACAACAGAGTTGGTGATTTGAATACGCCGATAAAATGGTTTGAATTTGTTAATCCATAATGGAACTACAAGAATATAAATTTATTGTTTCACCTGAAAATGTCAAAAGTGACTTGATATTTGTAAATTATACAGGTGATACTGATATTACAACAATTATAGACCCTTGTTGTTTGACGGCGACTACTATTTCGGCAACAACTACAGGGACTACAGGAATTTATTTACCTATGTCTTACTTACTTAGTGGTAATACAGGAGGTACATCATTCCTTACAGGATTGTCAGTAAATATAATGATAACAGAATCAACAGTAGATTTAGGATATTATTCACCGACAGATGGAATGATTCTTCAAAAAGATGTTTTGAATAATTTTATAGCAACTGCCGATACAATTAACCCATACACATATACCTTTTATAACACATCTGATTTAGAACTTATAAAGTTTTTACAACTAGTTACATATACATTAAATTGGGGAGATGGTAGTCCACCACAGGCGGTTTTAGGTATAACACCAATTTCTCACACATACCCTGCAACACCAAATGAATACACTATAACTTTAACGGCCACTTCACCTTGGGGTATATCAGTGGTACAAAAACCAATAACAGTACCCTATAGTAATGTAACAATTACCAACCCACAAGGAAATTTAGTTTTTTATCCTGCAGGTGGATCATGGTCAGCGACTCCATTGAATTATGATTATATATATGATTTCGATTCAAGTACAAATATAAATGATTATTACACATATAATTTTACAACAGTTCCTTTTCCAATAACAGGATTCACAGAGTCTAGTTTAAATGACCTAACACAATTTGGTCCGAAAGTAAATTTAGCAGGAGGTAAGTTCAAGTTAGGTATTCAAGTTACAGGACAAACAGGTGCTATCGGAACATATTATGGTCCTGATATTACAAATACTTATACAGCCTATACGATCAATGGTGTAATATATCACGATTATGAAGATTACACAATTTATTTTACTGACTCTTATGGTTATGTTCCTGGTGAAATCATTCTTACGGCAATAACAAAAAATGAAGCTTTAATTAATGTAATAGACCAACCTGAGATTATAACAAGTGTTTTCATCGAAAGGGGTAAAAATTCTCCTTTGGAAAATGTGATGAGGTTGGGTGAAGTAGATAATGTGGGAGACTTAGAAAAATACGGATACAAATATTTTATAATTGAAAAAGTGTCCACATAAATATTTATAAAAAAGACAAAAAGAAAAAAATGGCAACAGGAAATTATGGAACTATAAGACCGGCAGATGTTAGTCCTGAAGATGTACAAATAGTAATGGTTTATACTGAGTCTAGAGATGACACTCAAAACTTCACTTTAACAACTCTTGATCCACAAGATGTGCTAAGACCATACTTCAATAATCAGGCGACAGGAGGTAACTCAGTGGAGGTTCTTGGGGGTTTATATAATTTAAAATTACCTGCAGATCAATTCACTAAATTAGGAATTTATACCCTGATGATAAGACCTGCAGAAATAAGAACCGTAATAACAGATTGTGGTGTTTTATCATCCCTTCCAAATGTTAAAGGTATAGTTATCGATTTGAATAATGTTCCATCAGAGTATAGAAACAAATTTGTTAATCAAGGATTGGTGGGGTTCAGAGTTGAGTATTTAAATCCCGATAATACAAAAATTCCTAACTTTTTTAGAATAATTACTTCTAGTTTCTACTGTGAGCCAGTAGTTCAAAACCTTACAAACACAATCCAAAAATCTATTCGATATAGATATGTTGAAGGGGCTACAAATCTTTTGTTTTGTACATTATCACCTTCATCATCACCAACAAACAAACCTAGTGCAACACCATATATAGGTCAACCAAATCAAAATATTATAATTACAAATACATACTTCAACCCGATCACTACTGAAATTGAAATAGTAGATCAAGACATCTCGACTCTCGCTATTGCACTTTACGGTAACCAAACTAAATCTATGGAAGACGGTATCTACACTATCTATGATACTAACAATAACATCTACAAACAATACAACTTGTACGAAATTAAAGATCAGTTTAATACTCTTCTTTACGAGGTTAGACAAGACCGTGGTGAAAATATCGACTTCTCTAAAGCCTTTAATAACATTACTGCTTAATGGCGACAAACAAATTTACTTGCCCACCTCAGAGTAGTGCCGCTAATTCGTTCTCGAACAATTTAGTGGGTGTTCAGTTGGTAACTGGCGGAGGGTTGACGCAGGCAAATTTCCAATTTACAACAGGTATAAGTGAAAAACAAAACCGAACTTTTACCATAGGAACTTTCTCGGATCCAATAAATTTGGAATCCATGAATATAGAAAACAACATTGAGTCGGCTGATATTCTTGCAAACAATTATAGGGTTTACCCTAACTATGACTTATCACAAGTTACCAACTTCACACAATACGGTTCATTAGTTAAAAGAATGTCGGTTTCAATAACAAGAATAATTGGGTTCTTTCCTGCAGGTTTAGAAATAAATCCACAGACCCCAAAGTTTATCACTCAAGAAACGGCAATTAACATCTCTTATGATTCGGTAGAAAACGACACAACATTTGAAGTTTACTTAGAGTCAATTCAGAATCCTTTTGAATTAGATTACTCAGAAAACGCAGAAACTAACATGATGTTTAACGAACTCCCAACATCACCGTTGAGGAACATGAAGTTAAACTATAAAAAATATGTACTCTATTTGAATGGAGTACAATATCCTGTTAATTACCTTTACCCGACAAATAGTAGCTCGACAACTTTAAAGTTGATTGTAGATGGCAACCCTTTCAGCGGTGCAAGTTTCTCAAATGACTACTTGGTTATTAGACCAAACGATTTTGAATGTAATAAGGTTTTCAACACTGAATTAGACACTGTAGAAAATTTCTTATTGAATAGACAAATTTCACCACCTTACACAGCACAGTTTATTGTACCTCGAGAACAAGAAGATGGTACTTTTGCATTAACAACAGAATTAGCCACTTGGCCAAGAGCGGGGTTTTGGAATTTGGATATCTCTTCAGTAAGATTTGATAACTACTTAACACAGATCAATGACTTTGCCGCAAACCTTGACACATATTCTACTAACATTATATCAAGATTTTTAACGACGGGAGCTTTAAAGGAATTTGACACACCTGATCAAAGGTTTGAAAAGTTGTTACAACTTTATGGAAGAAGTTTTGACGAAACCAAAACTTTCATCGGTGCTTTAGGTAATATGAACAGTGTACACTACACGGTTCAAAACGATATACCATCACAGTTATTAAAAAATCTCGCACAAACCTTAGGATGGATTACAAACTTTTCTCCGATTTCACAAGAAGAGTTATTACAAGCTGTATTCACAACACAACCAAATAGATTCCCTGGTCTACAAATAGGACCAACCCCTGAGGAATTAAATTATCAGTTTTATAGAAATTTGATATTGAATTCTGCTTACTTATTCAAATCCAAAGGAACAAGAAAATCAATTGAGTGTTTGTTAAAAATGGTAGGGGCTCCCGAAGCACTAACAGATTTTAATGAGTATGTATATGTTGCTGATAGAAGAATAAACATGGATGAGTTCAATTCTCAGTTTGCGGAAATCAGTACAGGTACTCTAACAACTCAGTTACCGGTTTTACAAACTAGTAATGTGTTCTCAATCCAAGGAATTCAGTATACTGGTTTCACAACAACAGCAACTAATTTCACAGTACTGACAACAAGAAACGATTATCCTGTTGACGAGTTCGGATGTCCAAAAATGCCAACTCCTTCAGAAAGTTATTTCTTCCAAATTGGAGGAGGTTGGTATCAATCTACTCCTGATCACAGGATGCCCGAATTTGCGGTACCAACCAATCAAGTGTTTACGGGTAACAATCCAAGTTACCAAACTCAACTTTTACCATTCAATTATGGTGAGGAATATCTATTCAGATATAGATACTTCCCATACATGGACATGGGATTCAAGTTAAGAAAAGTGGCTGAAAACAAAAAAAGTTGGGTAGATACAAATCCTTTCTTACGAACAAGTTCTGATGGAGGATTTACATCATACTATACTGTAGGTGAGGAATGTTTAGTTCTTAATGTTAAGAATGTTGACATAATGATGAATCCAGGTCAAGGTTTGGCATACGATGTTTGGTCTATGTCAAGAGAGTATAATTACCCTATACCTGAACAAGGATTATTTTATACACCACCTTCACCATGTAATATCCCAAATCCTTATCCAAAAATCGGAGGGGTAGATTGGACAACAATCATACCGAAACCTAAACAAAAAACATTTTTTGAGTTTGCCCAAACTTTTTGGAGAAACATGGTAAACACAAGAAACAGACAGTTTATAACGGATGGTAAAACTGGCGGGTATCCTACACTTCAATCTATCTATTGGAAATATTTGGACTCATTGACTCAAGCGGGTATTCCGAATAATAACTTCACATATCAGACAATGATCGACTTTGTTAATGGTATGGGAGATTATTGGATTCAACTTATTGAACAAATGGTTCCTGCAACCACAATTTGGAACACAGGTGTAAGATTAGAAAATTCTATATTCCACAGACAAAAATTTGTATGGAGAAGACAAGAAGGATGTAAGTTTGTACCAATACCATGTAAACCTTGTAGCTTGACAACTCAACTTTTCGTATTGGATTGTCCCGTACAACAAGTGACATGTGCATTATATCCTTGGAATTCTGATCCTAATACCATTTCTTTTGGCGTTGTTTTGACAGATACTCTCAATTCATTTTTCATATCCGAAGGTATATTACCAAATACTTGTCAAATGAATACCACCGTTAGTAGTTGGTTTGTGGATATAAGATTAAATAATATAGTATTACTTCAATATCCATTCTTCCAAGGAGTAGGATTAAACCAATACCCTTCCGATACCGAGTGGGTAACGGCTTTAGAAGAAGCGTTCCAAAGTTTACAAACTTCAGGATATGGTTATAATATTGATACTCAAACTGAAGAAATTGTGGTTTTCAACAATAACTGTCAACCTAATTTTGATGACCTTCAAATAAATGTTGGTATAAACTTCCAAGTATATTGTAACGGATAATGAGTTTTGTATTAATAAATTACGGAGTAACAGGGGATTGTACAAATACAATATCAGGAGCGGTAAGTTTTGAAATTTCAGGAACTACACCACCGTATGTTGTAAGTTGTTTAAACACACCTTGTGTTATCTCACCAACTATTGTTACAGGACCTCCATACACTTTTCAATATGTTGGGTTTTCTGCCGACACATACTTTTTAGAAATAAAGGACGCTTCTAATAGTACCTTTATTCAAAGTGTATACATATCTTCAGGAACTACCGCAACAATAGATTCTAATGATACCACATGTGGATTTGACAACGGTTCCGTAACAGGATTTACAAACGGAGTCTATGGAGTTGCAACATTTAATCTTTATGATGGTGATGACAACTTCATAACCTCAGCTGATACCCCAAATAATTTTTACGATTTCCAATCCTTATCTGCAGGTACATACTATATAGTTGCAAATGATGGTGGTGGATGTACGGGTATTACCGCATCGGTTATTATCAATCCATCAAACCCATTTAACTTTGGTGCTTATGTTGTAAATGATGGAAGTTGTATTGGAGGACCAAGTGGTAAGATATTCTTGACAGGATTAACATTACCTGTCTCCGCTTATACTATAAATTGGTTAACTAATGTTAATGGTCAGACTGGAACAACGGTTACTGGTCTTACATCAGGATCTTATAATGTTGAAATCACAAATCCTGATGGTTGTCAAACAACCGAAAGTTTTACAATAAGTGGTGTTAGTAGTATAGGTTCTGCTGGATTCATAGTAATACAACAACCATCTTGTTTTGCAAGTGACGGTGAAGTTGAATTTATTATAACAGGAGGTACGGCACCATATTATTTTAGTGCTTCTACAGGTCAAGTAGAAATAACATTTAGTCAATCCGCTGTTTTTACAAACTTACCATCAGGTACGATCAATTTTTTAGCGACTGATGCTGGTTTATGTACTATTAGTGACTCAATGACAATAGGGACGCCTAATTCATTTACCAATGTCCAAATAAATGCAACACCTTCTTATTGTTCTGCAACTGACGGGACCATACAAGTTGTGGTGGACAGCGGAGTTACAACTAACCCTAATTTAATCATATCAATTTCAGGTGACTCTGGTACTCAGCAATTTGGTACATCAGGACAAACGGTCAAAACATTTGTTGGATTACCCTCAGGTACATATTTAATCACTGTTACATCAGTTGGGTGTACTTATACCGCATATGCAACAGTAAACTCAGTCAATTTATATGAAGTGTCGACTTCTATCACAGGTACAACTTGTGGAAGTAATAATGGAGTTTTACAAGTTACCGCATCAACTGGAGGTACTCAACCATATATCTATACATTAACAGGACCAACACAAAACCCTGTAACGGTTAATACTTTATTAGACACATTTACCAATTTAGAGGGTGGTAATTATGTACTCACAGTACAAGATTCAGGAACTCCTTCATGTGTCAGAACTTTCGCAATTAATATCCCATCAAGTTCAAATGTATTTTTTAATCTTGTTGACTCACAACCGATAATAGGTAATGATGGATCAATTACCGCATATATATTGTCGGGGGAACCACCGTTCAATTATGTTTGGTCAGGAGGAAGTGCAGCAACTCAAACAGGTTCTACGGTAACAGGATTAACAGCCGGAACATATTCGCTTACCGTCACTGACATAGATGGATGTAGTTTTACAAAAGATACAACTTTAACTGGTACTATAAGGTATGGAAGTTACAGATATTATAACATCTGCGACGACCAATTCCAAAACAGTGGAGTGGTCACAAAAAGAGGGGTAAGGTCAATGTATTTAGAGGGTTTCACAGACCTTACAAGTGGAGACACAAATTGTATTATAAACTCTGCAGACTTCTCAATATATGCACAAATTGGAAGTCAATCAGCACAAACAGTTTTTTATACATCTTCAGGGTCCACTGATTACCCAAGTGACACATTATGGGCTCAAACAATTACAGATACTTTAGATTCTTTTGTTGGTATAAGTGGAACAACAGTTGATATCACAAATAACAGAATAACAATCCAAACTACCTGCGAAGATATACCTAAGGGTTGTATTGTTGAACCAATAAATCCTCTTCAAGATAATCAAGTTATAGTCAATTTGGTGATTGATTATGATATATCATGTGTGATATGTTCCTAAATGGCAAACCAAGTAACCATATTTTCTGCGACGGGCATTACACCTCCATTTAGTGGTACCGTTTGTGATTTTTACGGGAATAATTGTTCTTATCTTGGAAGTGGAACTACATTTCCAATAACATTCACATTACCGGTACAATTCAATAGCGCACCAGTTGTACAACTAACACTAACTGATTCATTTGGGTGTTCTGTTACTGAAACAATTTATTGTGTTGTAGGGGCACCGCCAAAACAATTCCAAAACTTAGATTATTTCTTCTTTATGGATGGAACCCCTTACGAATTCCAATAACCAAATATTTATAAATTGATATGGCATTACTTACCGACCAAATATTTGCATCAGGAGTCTCCTTAAATGATTTAATACACATTGTAATAACAGGTGATACTTCACAAAATCCTGCAGGATCATCTTTTAAAGCCTCAATTGCACAAGTTGCGGCTGCAATAACGGGTACAAGTGGAAGTTCAGGTTCAAGTGGTACATCAGGATTGAGCGGGAGTTCAGGATCGAGCGGAGTTGATGGGATTAGTGGAACTTCAGGATCAAATGGAAGTTCGGGATCAAGCGGAACATCGGGGTCAAATGGGACGAGCGGATCTTCCGGAACAGATGGTACTAGTGGTAGTTCTGGTACTAGTGGCATTAGTGGATCATCGGGAACTAGCGGAATTGATGGTACATCAGGATTCGACGGAAGTTCTGGATCAAGTGGTGTTTCAGGTATTGATGGTACAAGTGGATCCTCAGGTACTAGTGGTATTTCAGGTACAGACGGGACTTCTGGATTCGGGGGTGTTGATGGGTCAGTTAGCTCAAGATGGTTGTGGGACCCAACTTCAGTTTCATCATCTTATTTTACAACAGACAGTTCAATAATTTCTAGTATTACTACTATTGACATCTCAATAAATGATATTTACTTGAACAATTATTATACATTACTTACTAAATTCCAAAACTCAGGGTTTGTCATAACAATAACTGATGTATCCAACAATTCAATTGTCGGGAGTTGGGATCTTAATTCGGTTATCGATAACACTACATACTTTACTATTAATGTTAATAACACCCTCGCATCGAATGGGTCACTTAACAGTTTATCTTACTACTCAATAAGTTTTAACTTTGCATTCTCAGGAAGTGCAGGAACTAGTGGGTCCGCAGGAACTAGTGGTTCATCAGGATCAACAGGAACATCAGGTTCTAGTGGTTCGGCAGGTACTAGTGGGACTTCACCTGTCAGTCCATTCCCATATGTATATGGTTTATTTTCTCAAACAGGTAATAGTGTTACAGTATCAGGTACTACATCAGAAACAACAATAATTGGAAATGGTCTTGGTACACTAACAGTACCGCCAAATGGATTTTCCGTCGGAGATTCTTTCACACTAAAAATGTTCGGGGACCTTGGTACACAAAATAACGACACAATAGAAATTAGAGTGAAAACAGGATCTGTCATCCTTGGTGATACGGGGCCAATTACAATGCCAACCATTACTAATAATCATTTCATGTTTGATGTTGGATTCACAATTAGATCGACAGGTACAACAGGAAATGCCACAATATTGAGTACAGGGTTTTTTACATTCATTACTGATTCTTCTAATAGTTATGATGCGCAAGGTTTTACAACAGTGAACAATACAACATTTGATACTACTATATCAAATACTTTAGATATTACAGTACAATTTAGTTCCACAAACGCGTCAAATTTTATTTATTCAGAATTCTTAGTATTGAACAAAGTTTACTAATTCACTTTTTTAAAATTCGGTTTAATTTTTCTTTATGGAAAAAATTCTATTTGTGACGGCACAACCTGATGTCCCATATTTTATTTGGCAAATCAAATTGTATATTAATAACTTTGTTGAAAAAGGAATTGATCCAAATCAAATACATGTGATCTTAGGAATAGTTAATAGAAATACTGAACCATCCGAGGAGTCATTAGAACTCCAAAAACTTGGAATACAACTTCACCATTTTAAAGACGAAAGAACAAAAGGACATTATATCCCTTCAATAAAACCATTCCTTGTTTCAAAGTGGTTACAAGTAAATCCAAAGTATGGAGAACTGTTCTTTTTACACGACGCAGATATAATCTTCAATAGATTACCAAATTTTAATGAAATGTTAAATGACGACATTTCTTATTTGTCAGACACGGTTGGTTACATAGGATACAACTATATTATGGATTGTTGTAAAAGATACGAACTACAACACTCAAATTCTGAAAAAGGTCAACTTATCAACGAAATGGCAAATGTGGTTGGAATCGATGTTGAGTTAATAAAACAAAATCAAGAAAATTCAGGTGGAGGACAATACCTCATTAAAAACACAAATTGTGAATTGTGGGATAAGATATATAAAGATTCAACCGTATTATATGATCAAATGTTAGATTACCAAAAAAGGTTCCCAATTTCACCAGGAGAGATACAATTTTGGACAGCTGAAATGTGGTCATTGTTGTGGAACTTGTGGTTGTATGGGCACAAAACAAAAATAACAAATGAACTTGAATTTTCATGGGCTACAGACTCAATTGAGATTTACAATAAAAGACCTATTTTACACATGGCAGGAGTAACTCAAGATATGAGATTCAAAAAGTTTTATAAAGGTGAGTTTATAAATGTTGATCCAATTGAAAGACTTAAAGAAGATCCAACATACTTTGATTTTATAGAACCCAACAGTTCTACTGTAAAATATATAGATAATATGAGATCATTCATTAAAAAATACGAAAGTTGATTATTTATTGTAAGTAATGGTAGAAAATTGTTATATATTATATTCTTGTGACGGTTCATATGAACCTATTGTTTCGAATTTTTCAGGTCTGAGTGCCCACTCATCTTCTTATGTAAGAGTATACTTAACGGATCCTGTCGATGGAATTCCTGATACATGTTTTTATGTTTTGAGTTTAGGAAGTATTGATTGTCAAGTTACTTATGAAATAACATCTGTAACGGGTGATACATGTAGTTGTCCTTGTTATTGTTATTTTATCAGATCTGCAAGTCAAACAACAGATGTTACATATGTAAACTGTAATGACGAGATAGTGGTAGATACAATTCAAGAAGGTTTGACTTATAACATTTGTAGTAAAGTATATCCTCAATTCGATACGCCAACTCAAATACCAATCAAGTTGACTGACATATGTCAAAATGGTCAGTGTCCCCCAACAATACCTACAGTTAAACCCAAGAATGAATGTGATGTAATCACAATATTCCCGATGGATGTAAACTGTTTAGTCCAACAACCATCGAACGACCAATCCTTTGATGGGTCAGCTGCTCTTGTAATTACAGGAGGAACACCCCCTTATACAATATTTTGGGAAATAGGAAGTTTTGCGCCAGCTCTCATCAATTTGGGAATTGGTGAATATACCGCGACAGTAACTGACTATTATGGTGATTTTACCGCAAACACAACATGTGTGTTAACTGCGGAAACTTTAACAATTTCAGGAATGTGTTTTATTGTTTCGGGAGTTGTAGAAGATAATATTGTATATGTCAATAGTTCAAAAGTTGGGATGAAAAATGGTAAACCATATTATTTTTTACAATATGGTGTGGTTGAACTTGGATATGTATTCTTTGACGGAGCAACAGATAGTTGGTTATTTTGTGAGACATTGGATTGCCAAGGTAACCCTTTCAATAAATTAATTTCACAGGATTTTTACCCAACAGGAGGTACAGGAGATTGGTTAGTAGTTTCTGACACACAGTTAGTGATCACCGAATCATATGTGGGTAGTTGTGTTATTCCTGTAATACCGAAAGAAGAAACAGATCTTTGTGTGACTTTTACAACAAGAGACGATAAAGAGTATCTCTCACCAATCCAAACTACAAATGTACAGTTTAGCCCCGGATCCACAATTAACGGAGAACCTAGTTGGACGGCTTCAACAGACCCATATCTTATATATTGGAATTCAGGTGCCAGCCCTAGCCAATGGGTACTCACAGGATATCCGAGTGTTGGTATTACTAATTATGATCCATCTTATCCTCCACTTTCTAATTGGCAGATCGCTGGACCACCAACACTATTAAGTATGAGTGTTGTAACAGGAGAATGTAGTTCTGCTTATACAATTAGTTTAGTAGTTAATAAAAATGATGGGTCATGTAATCAAGGTGGAAGTATCACTATGAGTGCTACGGGAGGAGTATTACCCTACCAATATTCTATAAACGGAGGACAGACATATCAACAATCCCCGATATTCAACAACCTTAGTTCAGGTAATTATAATGTTCAAGCGATCGATTCAAATAATGTTGTATCACAAGTCGTACAAACACAAATTACCAATTTACAAGTAACTACATACACAGTTACTCTTAATGCGGATTATACAAACAATACTTTTAACATAGTAGCACCATCATTACCACCCGGTGTTTACATAAGTGTTAATTTGGTTTTAAATATATCAACAGGATTCTACCCCTCAACTATTTTTCCTCAACCATTGTTCATTACCGCGGGATATGTTACAGGTTCACCAATAACAAACTTGATCACTACTAATAATAGTACATCTTTGTTGACAGGTCCTTGTACTAGTTCAGGTCCAATTAATATTTCACAAACTCAAAGAGCTTTGGGTTACCCACTCACATTAACAAGTAATCAGGTCGTCACAGGATATACATTGAACACCATTGGTTTATTCTCTGCAGGATCTTGTAAAGGAGCAAAATCCACTTATTCGCTTACTTTAAGTAATGCAACAATACAAAATTGCGGTTGTTGTAATGTCCAAGTAACAAATCCTCCTTTAAGACCACCACTTACATTCCCATAAAACAATTAAAAGTATATTTATTCAATAAATGGCATACATAATAAAAAACACATCGGGTTTAGTTAACACAAGAGTTACTGATACAGGTAGACAAAAACTATCTGAAGGTAATTTTAGAGTTGCATACTTTGCAATAGGAGACAGTGAAGTTTCTTACAATGCTTTGCCACAAACATATAATCAAGCTGACACTATGATTCTCGAACCACAGTTCAACGCACAGAATAGTAGTGGAGTTCCTGAATCAAATAGACAATACATTAAATACCCTTATTTGGTTGATCAAGGCGAAACTAATATATATGGTATACCATTTATGGATTCACAAGTTGAACCCGTATTCAATAGAGCGGCGCCTAGAGGATTCTTTTCGGGATTCACTTCCGCAAATACTTTAAATTGGAAGGCTCTTGTAAACAATCAATATGTTATCACACCCAACTATGTTGTAAACATGTCAACTTTGGTTGGTACTAACCAAATTGAGGTTTATCGTTTAGATTGTAATGTTGGGAACACAAACACACCTGAAGTAGGTGATATAATTACAATATATTATGATGGCTTAGCAGCTCAAGATTGTTCTTGTAGTAACTTACCAACCCCAACACCTACACAATCACCTTCGGCCTCTCAATATCAAACACCAACTCCAACACCAACTCCTTCAGGAACTATTGGTAATCCATGTTTATCTCCTACCGCAACACCAACACCGACAAGTACACCATGTGTGACGGTTTCAAACAGTCCATTATGTCCGGCACCACCACCTGCAGACTGTTTAAAATCAGTTTATAGTTGTGTTGCAATTCTGACATATAAGATTGTTGCTGTCTGTGGAAACCTATTAACTTTAGATAGAACAACACCAAATTATACTGATTTGTCTTCGGAATGTATTGCAAGAGCACTTATATATCCACCACAAATGGTTCCATTATACGATAGTTTTACACCAGAACCACATTGGGCTAAAAGTGTGATAGACTTTGAATCAGTATGTGACACGGATCAATTTGATGTTAAAATTTGGAACATGAATATTCCATGGACTGAAAATCCTGCAGGTCTTATTGCAAATCAATTTGAGGGTTATGCTAATTTTGGTTCTAAACAATACATTGGATCAAAAGAATATTTGGGGTATACCACAAGTGCTCAGACATCGACAGATGATGTTTATTACTACAACTCATTTGGTGAAAAACAAGTTGTTTTACCAAAAAATCAAAAAGCAATTGCAATTATACATTATACAAATCAAACTATTGATTTCTTCTATGGAGAAAAGTTTGCAATGCAACCTTATGATGTGTCGAACCCTTTAAATACACAAGGTCAAGCAAGAAACTTTAGATTACACATACCAACTTTGATGTGGCACAAAAACCCTGAGTGTTGTTATGGTCAAACTTTTTATGTTGATCCTCCAGGATTTGAAGGAAAAAATCTATTCCAAGTACAATATACAAAATCAACTGTTTCATCAAATATGAATCAACCCGGGATGAGATACTATAATCTTTGGGATACATTTGCACAACCAAATGGTCTTCCTAGTAGAGTAGGTAAAGTTTATCCTGATTCAAAAATGATTGTTATTGATGATGAAGAAATAATTGCGGCGTTATCATATAAGGCTAATAGAAATTGGACATTACCGGCACCACAACTTTCATTAATTACCCCAAATACTTGTGGAACCTC